TCATGGCGTCGAGCGTGACGATCGCGAACGAGCCGGTGACGTGGTAACCGGGATCGGCACGCAGGCCGACTTTGTGCGGCCAGCCCAGCGCCGCTTCGGCGATCTGGGTCCGCGACAGGTGCCGGCAGTTGAAGCCGTCCAGTTCGAGGCACGTGCGGGCCATATCGAACAGCGTGTGGTACTGGAACTGATCAGCGTCCTTGGCCCGCTGGGCGACGGGGAAGATCTTGTCGATCGCCTTTTCGAGCCGGCCGCCGTCCTGGTCGAGCTGCTGCTGACCGGAGCGCAGGCAGCGCAGGATGAGTTGCGTCTGCAGGGCCGCGACGCCGCGGTCGCGCGGTTGGCTGTCGCTGAACACGATGCGGCTGCCGGGCAGTTCGGCGGCGCGCTCTTTCTTCTTGTCCTGGATGAACGCGCGGACCTTGGCGATGTCATCCAGGCCGCAGGCTTCCGTGGCGACGCCGGGCAGATCGGCCAGTTCGCAGAGGGCGTCGACTTCGCTTTCAAACGCGCGGCGGCGTTCTGTGCGTTCGCGCTCTTTGCGTTCGTAGAACTCGTCGAGCTGATCGAGGGTGAGCGTGCCGCCGTCGCCGTCGCGGCGTTGGCGGTTGACCGCGCGGACGTGGCTGCGGGCCTTTTCGAGCGTGCCCAGATCGTAGCATTCCTCGGCCAGTTCCGGCAGGTCGAAATCATCGAGCAGACAGTCGACGGCCGCGCGGAATTTCTTCTGGGCGTCGGTCAGTTCCGGCTTGGGCGGCTGCGGCGGTTTGTCTTCGCCGAACACTGTGGCGCGGTTCTTGGCGAGCCAGTCCAGAGCGTCCTGATCGTCCAGGTCCGCGGGCATGCCGCGTTTGATGAGCAGTTTTTTCAGGTCTTCGTCCATCGAGAGGGCCCCGTGTTGGGAGGAAATTTTCGCGGGATCGAGCCCGCGGAGTTTGGCTTGTTCGTCGGCGCCGATCGGCGTGATGCTGCCTTCCAGCACGCGCCACTTCGTGACCACGTTGACCGGACCTTCGAACGTCCGGCCGGCGATCCGTTTTGTTTCGCCTTCGCGGATCCGGACGACTTCCAGATCGATGCGGCCGACGCTGACGTCGGTCGTGTGGCCTTCGCGGACGCGGGTCCATTCGTCTTCGGCCGTCGTCGAAAAATGGGCCGTGCCGCTGATTCGGTCTTCGCCGCGCGTCAGGCCGCGGATGCTGCCGAGGTGCGCGCTACTGTCCCAGCGGTTGTGCGATTGCAGCAGCGGGACTTGTTTCGATTTGGGGAACTGGGCGCCGCGGGCCAGCAGCACGTGCGGCACGAGTTGCCAGGTTTCCCAGTCCATTTCGGCGACGGGCGTTTCGGTGGCCAGATCGAGGTCGACCGTGCGCGCGTCTTCATTGACGGTCTTCGCGCGTACCCGCACCTGGCGGAAACTGCGATCGCTGAGCGTCGCGCTGCGCGTCCGACGTTGGTTATGCCGCCGCGAGCGACGGGTCGTCTTCTTCGTCTTCGAGGCCATTGCCCCCGCCGTCCAGTTTGTTTTCGTTCTCGGGATCCCCGCCGGCTTGTTGCGCGGCGAGTTGTTCGGCTTGCGCCAGGCCCAGCGTCTGGGCGATGTACCAATCGGGCAGGCCGCGGTTGGTGCACTCTTCGATCCATTCTTTCGCGTCGTCCAGGATCTGCAGGCTGTCGTGGCCGATCTTGGCGCCTTCGATCTGCGGGCTGCTGGTGCCGTTCTTGACGCGGGCGGCCGCGCCCTGCGCGTCGTCGGCCTGGTTGATCGAGCGGCGGACCGGGCCCTGCCATTGCGTGGCCAGGAAGTCATCGCGCCGGGCGTTGAATTGCTGGGCGTCGAGCACGCCATCGAACAGACCGGCCGTGACGCCCGCGGTGATCACTCGCTCGTAGACGGGCTGGACGAAATGCGTGCCGAACCACAGCTGCAGCTCTTCCAGCTCCGGCCAGATGTCGTTATCCGCCGCGGCTTCGCTGGCGAAGCTGGCCCGCTTGTAATCGCCGGTCAGCGTCGAACCCTTCGTGCCGGGCGCGGCCGCGGCCTGGCTGCGCAACAGGTGTTGCAGGAATCCCTCGAGGTGCGGGTTCGGCCGATTCGGGTTGAAGGCGTCCAGCTCGCCGGTCTTGCCGAGGTTGATCAGCATGCCGGGCGTCAGTCCGGTGACCGGGTTGCCGTCGGCGTCGGTGGGCGACCAGTCGCTGGGCAGATCCACGCCGAACTGGCTGTGGCCGCTGGATTGCCGATAGCCGAGCACGATGCAGGCGGCCATCGCCTCGGCCGTGAGTTCGTTGAATTCGACGTCGCCGACGTCGCGGCATTTGAACAGTTGGGCGGCTAGCCACGGGCTGCCGAGCACCTGGTCGATATCCTCCTCGACGAACAGGTGGACGATCTCCGACGCCGGGATGCGGGTCGATTCGCGGCTGAAGGCGGCCCGCGGATCGCTGGGATGCCGAGCGAGGAAGTGATAGGCGACGCGCTCGTCGAGTTCGTTAAACTCGACGCCGCGAAAGACCTGGTCGTCGATGCGGGATTCGTCGAGCCGATCGCGGTGGATCAGTTGCACCTGCAGGGGCAGCAGCGTGCGCCGCGCGCGTTGCTGTTCGCTCGACAGCGAGCGGAACCGCAGGAACGTTTCCCCGGAAAGGATGGTGGCGCGGAGGGCGGTTTTCGACAACGCGGTGAAATGCTGCCCGCCGGCGCCGGGACGGCCGCGATAGTCGAGCTGGGTTTGCACGCGCAGCCAGATCTGGCGGGCGCGGCGGCGGAATTCGTCATGCGATTGGCCGTCGGGCCGCGTGGCCTGGCTCTGCGGCATCAGCCCGTTGCCGATCACCTTGGCGTTCAGTTGCCGAACGGTCTTGCGCATGTGGCCGTTGTTGCGGTACAGCGACCAGGCCCAGTTGGCGACGTTCTGGATGTTGCCGCGGGCGATGCTGTTTTCGTGTTCGCGGACGCCGGTGCGGCCCTGCGTGTATTTGTTCAGCTTGCCGGCGTCGTAACCGCCCTGCCCGCTGGTGCCCAGCAATTGGTTGATGTTGTCCATCGTCGCGCGGGCGTGCACGCGGCGCAGCCCCCAGGTGGGCGAAAAGACACCGATCAGTTTGTCGAGCGCGCGACCGAGCATGAAGCAGTGAGGGGATCAGACGCGGGGGATGATTTGGCCGAGCGTGGCCATCTTGCCGCCGTTGGCCTCTTCCTGGATCTCGGCGAGCAGATCGCGCTCGAGGGCGCGGAGTTCGCTGAGCTTCGCCCGCCGCGCGGTCTTGCCGCGCTGGGTGTATTCCTGCGCAGTCAAGCAATCATCAATCGCCTGGCGGACGGCAGCGAGCCGGTCCGACGCCGTGGAAGAGGTGTAGGCCATTACTGGAATGCTTCACAGTGTCCAGCGGCGGGGCGAGGGGGGTAGTTTCCTAATTAGGAAATTTGGTCGGGATTTGTTCGACGAGATTAGTCCCTTCGGACATTGACGCGGCGGCCGTGTTTATGGCTGACACGCCGCCAGCGCTCGGCGTTGGGCCTCGGCGGACAGTTGCTGCCAAGTCGCTTCGTCATTGCGTGCGGCGTGGAAAGCGCAGGGGTCGATCTGGCGGGTGAGAGCCGGACATCATTCAGCGTTCCCGTTCGGCCTCCTCGGGTTTGACGTTGGCGACCCAGGTGTGACCGCAGCGGTCGCACTTGTAATAGCGGCGCATCAGCGTCGACGCTTTGCGGTAGTTGCCGTTCGATTGGCCGATGCCGTTCAACTCGCCATGATAGCACAAGGGGCATTGCCGGTATTCCGGCGCGACGCGGCGGCCGGTCTGTTCGTCGTACTGGACCTGGACGCGCGGCGGATCGGCCGGGGGTTTCTGCGCGGATTCCCCCGGCGGGTTTTCGTCGGCCGCGGGCGGCTCGTCGGCCGCGTGTGTTTGCTCGGGCGCTTGCGGCGCATCGGCTTTCTCGCCCGTGACGTCGACGCCGAATTGGGCCAGGGCCTCTTCGGGCGTGGGCGGTTGGATGTGTTTCTTGGCCATTTGGGGTTTCTCCTGCGGAGAAGATCGGATTCTGACGGATCGGTCGGCTGGGACCGATCGGTCGGATGTTGGGGACTGAAGTCTTGCGAGTTCAGCTACGTGGTTGATTCTGGCGCCGGCGATTGACGACGTTCGCATTCGGCGAGGATCTCGGCGGCGCGGTTGACGACCCATTCTTGCCAGGACGGCAGGTCTTCTTCTTCCTGTGGGCGGCGCCAGGCGTCGTCGGCATCGTCGAGGTGCGGCCGGGAGAGATTGGCCGCGGCGAGTCGCAAGGCGGCCTCTTCCAGTTTGGTGAAGCCGCCAAAGACTTCGGTCTTCAGGCCGCCAGCGGTTTGCAGGTTCAGCACCACCGGAAGGGCGAACGGGGCCGGGTGGTAGTTGACGTGCATTTGGACGGTGTTCGGCAGCATGATGCCGCCGGCGGGCGCTTTGTTGTTTGGGGGGCGGTTCATGGGGTTTGCTCCGGGGAACGGGATTGATGGGACCGATCGGTCGGATCGGACGGATGTTTTAGTCACCCGCGGCTAGCGCCTTGCGGTTCACCCGCGGGTTGGCAGCCAGCCGCGGCCGTCGGGTCTTGTGCGGCCGGGGGTGATCGTGCCGGCGGTGGTCGGTTCCGCTTCGCCGCGCGGGCGGATCTTGCCGCCGCGGGTGGCGATCAGCATGGCCGTGTAGCTGTAGCGCTTGCAGTCCCGGAAGTCGTTGGGCACGGTCGTGTCGATCCGGATCCAGGACTCGCGCGGGTTGCCGTGGGCGTCCAGGTCGTGTTCGGGGGCGTCGTTCAGCAGTTGTTCGAGAAAGTCTTGATGCTCTTCCAGAGACCCGTTGAACAGGGAATAGGCGGCTTCGTGGTCCGCGTCGAGCTGCAGCGTGTGTTCGAGCCATGTTTGCGTGCGGAACGTGTCGACGTGGAACCAGACCATGCCGGGCGTGCTGGTGTTGGGCCCCAGCCGGCGGGCGACATAGTCCGCCTCGAGCGCCGTGTTGCTGCCTTTGCAGGGCCAGACGTGCCGGCCGCGTTGGATTTCCGTAATACAGAAATCATTCACGCCCAGCGGCCGGAAGTTGGCGTCGAACAGCGCGAAGCGGATCTCGAGCGAAGGGCCGCCGTCGGCGTGCGGCCAGTGGCGGCGGAGCAATTCGCGCAGCGCGTCCCAGGCATCGGGATCGCCGTAATCGATCGTGGCATGACGCTGGCCCGGGCCCCAGGCGTCGACCAGATAGACGAAGAAGTCGCCCTGGCGGTCGATGCCCATCGTCAGCAGAGACGCCCACTCGGGCACAACGGCGTGCATGATTTCCCCGGAAATGATCCGCTTGCCGAGCTGTTCCCAGGTCTGTTCGCTGGCGGCCATTTCCCAGGTTTCGGCGAGCCAGGAATTGAGGAAGTTGCGCAGCAGTTGCGGATGGCGCAGGCAGCGGACGAATTCGCGGGCGATGTCGCCCCAGCCGAGTCGGATCGCGTACAGCGATGAAAGCTGGTAGCCGGCGTCGCGATCGTCGCGGGCCGGACGGCCGCGGATCCAGGTGCAGTTTGACCAGCCGCGCCAGAGGTCGGGATCGTCCGCTTCGTCGGACGGATGGGTCGGATCGGACGAAGCGGCGGG